AAACGATTGGGTATCCGTCGATCAGCAGATCGAAGCCATCGATTTGCAGACGGGTTTCAGAGATGACCTGTCGCACGGCCAAAGCAACACCAGTAAGCCCGATCTGAAGCATCAGCAACCCCGCGCGATGATGACGTTTGCGGTTCCCGTGGCGGCAATCAGCGATAGCTTTTTGCCAGCAGGGACGACGACGCGGAACGAACCGACAGGAACAACAGCGTGACCATCGGCTGATGTGGTGGGATACACCGCAGTCGGGTTGTCGCCAAACGTCACCGCTACGTTTGCATCGGTGGTGATGATGACGGATGTGTCAGTGTTGCCAATCGAATCAACACTAACAGCAGTGGTGCCGACAGAATACGCGCGAGCCACGCGAGATTCAGAAATGGAAATGGAGAGTTCACGTTGCATGTTCAGTCCTCAAACAATCGGCGGTAGGTGGCGGGGGTCATGCAAGAACTTCCATGCACCCGACAGTCGGAGTTGTTGCGTAGCTGGTGCCCGTAATGTCCTGGTAGGTGCTGCTCAAGACAGCACCGGCACCAACAATCGGTGCCCCGGGGGCAGGCTTGGCGCAACCATCGGGGCCACGGGTCATCCACTTGGCCCCGTCTGCCGCCGAACCCAACGAGGCCAGAGCGTTTGAGGTCATCGTGGTGTCTGTGGTGTTGTCCATCACAACGCCAGTTGAACCAAACCCCGCCGCCGCATTCCCGCCGAGTGTCAGGGTCGTGATGCCTGTGCTGACGTAATACAGCGCGGGTCGCACCACATCAGAACCGGAGGCATTCACCATCAGATTGTTCAGCGCCGAGAAGTTGGCGAACATATTGCCGTTGCTGTTCTTCTGGTCGTTCCACTGAGAAATCACAGCGGCAGAAGCATTGATGCCAGCGCCCTTGGGAAGGTCAGCAAACTGGATTCGACCCGTCCACAGGTATGTGTTGTGAATCACATTTGTGACCATGTTTGGCGTGTTATCCGACCCCGTGCCTGTCACTTGAGCCAGTTTCCAGCAATCCACCGCGAGATTCCCGACGATCTGCACCCCGAGCGCAGAATTCGACTGGAAGGCCACGCCGCAGCGCTCGGCCACGTTTCCGTAGAACACAGCTTTGTTTGTGCTCACATCAGCGTACAACATCGAGCCGTCGATGTTGCAATTGCCAGTGCCGTTTCGGCAGTCATAGCCGTAATTGCCCCAGGCATGGTGATTCGTGCCGCCCTTGCACTGGACATACAGCGGAGCGCCTGCCGACAGATTCAGGTTTGCACGATTGATGTGGTTTCGGTAGAACAGCCACGAATGCGTGTTTGAGGTGTTGCCACCCGTAGCGCCCAGGCGGGTGCACACGTCGGGAACGTCCTCAAAATAGCAGTCATGCACACTGGTGGACAACTCCAGGGCTGTGGTGTTGGTCTGCTGGTTTCGGAAGAAACCCACCGCCGCCTTTTTGAAAGTGCACCAGCCGATATCAATACCTGCTTGCGCAGCAAATGCACCATCCGTCCCAACGTCTTGGTTAAAGGCTGTGCAAAGTTCAAACTGCAAGCCGTAAACGCGCAGGTACTGCATCCCAGCCCATGCGGTGCCAAGAATTGTGTTACCCCCTGTCACCTTGATCGCGCCGTAGTACGCCACAGGATTGGTGCCGTCCGGGACGTACACGTAGACCTTGGTGGGGGAAACGGTGTAGTGGAACGCTGCCGACAGTTTGGATGTGTCGCCGCCGCTCGACAGCGTGGCCTGCTGGCCGTATGCAATGCCTGTCGTGTCATCAGCCCCAAAATACACGCGAGTTGCCAAGGCGTTGTTATAGCTTTTCGACCAAGACGCCGACCACACCTTCCCACCACTGATCGAGGTTTCCTGCGTCCAGTCGCTGGCCTGCATTTGGGCGTAATACCGGATGCGCGGTTTTGACGATGACGCGCCTCGCGGGTAGAACGGGACGATGTAAATGGGGTTTGCCGCCGTTCCTTTGAGATTGTCGCCGCTGGTGTACGGGAATTTGGGCGTGCCTGCGGTGTAGTTCGCCCAGGTTTCAGCGTAGTCAAAAACAGCGTCGTTGGCCACGTAGATCACGGAGCCCGCGCCAGGGTTGAGCCCGACCAATTTGCTGAAATTCGCCCACGGAGCGGAAGGCGACGACCCGGCATTCGAGTCGCTGGCCGATGAATGCAGAGGGTCGATGTAGCGCTTGACGCCCGTTGTTTGCAGGGTTGGCACCGTTTCGGGGACAGAGGGCAGGCTTCGGGCCGATTTTGCGTCGATGCGAGACTGGAAAAGCGCGGCGCCGGGCGAGTATGACGTTACCGCCACAGCACCCCGCACAGCATCAGACGCATCGGGGGTGAGCTGGCGCGTGATCGGGTCTTGCGTAATCTCGCGCGATGCCGCCCCGTCCGTCTCGATGTTGTACGTGATCGTGCCAGCGCGCACCACAACCTGCACCGATTCGCTCTGAGTGAACGGGCCGAAAAACTTCTCACCCAACCCAAGCTCGTACACGTTGCCGTCAATGATGGCCGTTGCCGAACCACCCAGACCAAAAACCAGCATCTGACCCGCAGGCAGAGTGATCGTCGTGTTAGTCGTAATCGTTGCCATGTGTCACCCCACGCGAATCCAAGATTTCGTCACCGACTCATAACGAAGCCGGAAGAACCCATTTGCAGACAATGCAGTCGGCGCACCAGCAACCGAAGCACCCGAACTAGAAACAGTCAGCGAACCCACCGACTGCGAACAACTCACCACCACATCCTGGCCATGCACAGAATTGGCAGCAGACGGCAGAACAATCGTCCCCGCCGCATAACCAGCCGCAGGCGTCAGCACCAACCACACGTTATTGCCCAATGCCTGAGCAATCGTCGCAGTGAACCCCGTGGCAGTCGGCGCAGCGTACTCAGTCGCACTCGCAGAACCACCGGGAACCAGCAGCGCCTGCAAAGCACTGAACGAAGCCTTGCGCGTGTCACCATTGACCGTTGACCACAAAACAAACAGGTCACTCAGGCTCAGTGTGTCAGCCGTTGAATATCGGTTGATGTCAGCCATCATCACTCCACAATCACGCCGCCCGAACCGTCAGTCAGTGGCTCAGGGGTCGAAGAAAGAAACGGTTGCCGGGCTCGATTACCAGCCCCACTCGGCATAGACGCGGGGAGAATCTGACGCGGTGGCGTGTGTGCGCGTGCCTTGAGAATGCCAAGCGTCTTGATGGCCCGCGCTTTCGTTGTCTCGCTCACAACCCGGCCAAACATCGGCCCGATCATCACAGCGAGATTCAGGTACACCGCCTCAATCGCAAGATCAGGCAACCCCGATTCATCATCAAGATCACTAGACTCCAGATTCAGTGGATACCCCAAACGCACACCCTCGGCATTCCATGCGGCCATCATCACGTCAAGACGGCGCTTCACAGACTCCAACTGCTCAGGCTGCAAGTCGTATACAACCGACGACAACCCGAGTTCTTCCAAAGCCTGCAAAACGACATCTCGTTTCGTCCACATGGTCAGCCCTTCAGTGCTTCTTCAATGCGTTGCAACAGCTTCGCATCAGTGGTCCGGCCATCAAACTTCACGCCAAGCTCGGTAGCCTTCTGCTCCATCTCAGCACGAGTCGGGGGAGCATCATCAGACACCACCTCAGACGCATCAGAAACGGGCTCAGAGGCCACAACAGGAGCCACCGCAGCCAATGCCTCAGGGATCGTGCGAAACCAGCCAGAGGCCACGGTTTCATCATCGAGATGGTCAGGCACAACGATGTAATCCACCATCGAACCATCGCAGAAATGCGGCCCGGGGGCCTTGTAGAGCATCGACATTCAAGCGTCCTCAAAAACGGGGGCCGAAGCCCCCGCAACCATCAGGTTTGGTTTGCCAGGATCACGCCACAGTGCTCAGGGCACAGAACAGTGGTGGCAAAGCGCGTGGTGTAACGGATGTTGGCAAAACCGCCCATGCCGTCCAGTTGAGCCAGCATAGTCAGCGGCACGCCTTGAACGGTGCGAGCAGTCATCACCTTGGCACCCATGTCACCAGGGAACACCACATTGCCGTAATCCAGAGCAATCGCGCCATCAGCCCAGAAGGCGTTGGCCTGCTTGCTGACGGTGTTCAGGAACGTCACAGCAGCACCGTTGGCGGCTTGAGCCGACACGTTCTGGTACGGGCCAGAAGCCACCAGCGCAGGGGTCACGGTCAGGTTTGCGCCACCACCAGCAACAGACTTCACGGTGAATGTCATCAGGGTGCCCGTGTCAGCCTTGGTCACGTTGTGAACGGCGTTGACGTTGGGGATGGTGAAGCGATCACCGGCCTTGATGTTGGCGATGTTGGCGCCCGACACGTTCAGCACCATTTGACGGTTGTCAGTGGGCAGATCGCCGGTCATGGCGGTCGGGGTGTACGACTGAGCGCCGTTGATGGTGGTGCCGGTCACAGTGCCAACCTGAGTGATGCTCGGCACGTTATCGGCACGCATGGTGGTGAAACCGCCAATGTCGGGCACCAGCATGTTTTCAAACGCAGTCTTGGACACATCGCCCATGTAAGACTTGTTGCCCAGGTCTTGAGCCACAGACAGATAGTCAGTCGGGCACAGCGCCAGATACTTCTTCACGTTGGTCACGCCACGCGAATACAGCAGAGTTTCGGCAGTGGCGCCATCAGTCCACGCGAACGCGCCGACCTTCTTGACGGTGATGCCTGCGCTCGAACCAATCGATGCGACAACAGCATTGTCAATCAGGGCCGACAGCTTCTTGGCGGCAGCTTCGCCAGCGTCTTTCAGCTTCGACTCATCGCGCATTTCCAAGCCGGTCAGCTTGATCTTCACGTTGTCCGGCTGGCGGAACGTGGTAGGAACCATGCGATCAATGATGTCAGCCGGAGTGGCAGCGGAAATATCCAGGCCCGACACATCGGTCAGGGCCAGTTCTTGAGGGCGCCAGAAAACATCATTGGCGCGTTGCATATCCTGAGGGTCAGGATAAGAGGTCTTGACGGCGCGCGAAATGCCGCAAGCAGCGTCGAAAGATTCAACGAAGTTCTCGAACATCAGTTCGAGGGCTTTGATCGATTGGTTTGCCATTTGAGGCTCCTATGAAGTGAACGAATGAATAAAGGGGTGTTTCCACCGATCTACTCATCCGTTCACGCCCGGATGGCTGGCATTCCAATCTGCCCTTAAAGCGGGCGAATCTTTCGCGGATTTATACCACGATCAGGAAACTAGCTCAAGCCTTGCGCTTTGCTGCGAAATACTCCGTCCAATCGCCGGACGATTCCGCTTTCTTGCGCAGTGCATCGAGATTGTTCGACGTTGCAGCCTGAAACCCACGCGAGCCGCCCTTAACAGTGCGCTCAGGTGCAGGAATCGCCTTCTTTGCCGGTGCTTGCTTCATGTTTGCCATCATCTTCCCCAATTCAAAAGCGTAGGTGTCGGCGTCTTTGATGCTCGCCAGATGTTGCAATGCCTTTTCGTTCTTGCCCAAGGCGTAAACGATCTTCGCTGCTTCGGGTGCGTTCTTCACCAGAATGCCCAATTGGATGTGATTCAACGTGCTTTGAACCGCTTCCTCTGCATCCTCAAAATCATCCACCGGCAAGGCGCGTTTCTGTGCGTCATAGCTCGCTACGCGCTCCTGAAATGCACGCTCGGCGGCTTCTTCGGCCTTTCGCTTCTCGCTTTGCTTCGACTCAAACGCAGCTTTGCGCTCAGTCCATGCGATCAGTTCAGATTCAAACCGTTCATCATCGAAACCACACCCAGCAAGGGTCGGCTTATCACCGACGACAACAGCCTTTTCATCCTTGCCACCAGATTCAAGGCGAGCCTTCAGTTCTCGATTCTCGCGGGTCAGTTCGCGTTGACGCTTGCGAAGCTCCTTCACCCAATTGCCGCCGCCCGATTCTTCCGGCTCGCTTTCCTCCTCAAACCCCGCAATCGTGAGGTTCAGAGATTCGTCAGGCTCATCCTGTGAGCCAGTGGCTTCGGGTGTTTCCTGCTCATCAGGCAATTCACCGTCAGGATTGTCCGGATCAATGTCCGGCTCATCTTCGGGCAGTTCGTCTTGAATCAGGTCTTGGTCTTCGATCATCTGCGTCATACGCGCTCCATCGCGGCCAGATCGGGGGCCGGTTCCCGTTTGAATCACGGCATTGTAGGCGGCGGAACGGCCACAACATCAACCGGGGGTGTTTCAGGGGCGACACGATCCAGAATATCCAGCGTCTGAGCCGTGTTCGCGTTCTCGATATTGCTGAGGGTTTCCAGCGTCTTAGCCTTGGTCAACTCAGTATCAGCAGCCGCCTTACCCGCCTTTGCCGCCGCCTCTTGCGCAGCCGCTTGCAGGTAAAGTTGATTGGCGTCTGGCTCTTGATTCTGCGCAGCCTGCGCCAGTTCCTGCGCTTCCTTCTCGGTCGGCTGAATTGCCCCGGCCCTGACCAGACGTTTACGCGCCCAGTCGTTGATGTCGGTCATGCCATCGCCTTCCACGTTCATCAGGATCAGCGATTCCAGAACCGATTTAACCTCAGGGTCTTGACTGACTACGCCCAATTGGGTGAGCGTCGAAACCATGCCCTTGCGCTTGGTGCTTGTCGAAGGCCCAACCTCCGCAACAATCCGCATCTTGGCTTTGGAAATGTCGTTCTCGACCACCGTGCCGCCGCCCGGCTTCATCACAGGTCGGCCAATCTCAATCACAGTCTCATCGCCCGATCCGTCAATGCCGCGCAGTTTGCGGCCCTTCTCGGCATACAGCACTTTAGCCATGCTCAACCACACCTGAGCCGCGCGTTTCTTCGCTTTGGCGAAGTTGTCGGCATAGATGAACGTCTGCATGTCCAGCTTTTCCTGAATCAGCTCGACGGTTTTTGCGGCGATGTTCGATACCACCTGCTCACCGTTCTGCTGATTGCCCAGCGTATCGCTCAGATCCTGCTCAGTGACCGTAATCAGTGCAGCCAATGCCGGGGGCACTTGCGGCGGCTTGGTGTACGCCAGAGGGCCGGTTGCCGCAATAGAACCATCCAGATTCCGCAATGGCTCGGCAAGCAGGTATTTGTAGTCGTTCACCTCATCATCAGCCCACAATTGAGCGTGAACGTCAATCTGCTCCGCCGCGAAAATGGGCTTTTCGACGCTGGAGAACATGGCGATTTCAGCCAGCTTCGAGCGCATCATATTCGCCAGCCGCTGCGGGTCTTTGGCGTTGCGCACATGACCGGAACAATGCTCCACGCCATCTAGGAAATACTGTTTACCGTAAACGGGGATCACGGGAATCTGCCCGCCCGGAATCTCCCCGCAGTCCTCCAGCACCTCACGCCCGTTCAGGATGTATTTGTGCACCACCTTTTCGCTCACGCGGCGGCGGCTTGCCTCTGTGAATCCACGCGCCTCAAGATCGGCCAGAGTCTCGTCATCCAGATCATCACCACGGGCAATCTCGACAGCATCGACCGGGCCCCTGAACGTGTGCTCCCAATACTTCGTCTCGCTCTTGCGGTAATACTCAGCGACCCAAACGGTATCAGCCGTCACCCATTTGAATGACCCCCAATGAGTCGAAGTGTCTTGCGGCCATGTAACCGGCTCGTCTTGCCATTCGTCTTTGTAAGCAGGCTTGGTGTACGGAACCAGCACGAAACATCGGCGTGCGTCTGACTTGTCTTGTTTGCGGGCGTCCAGATCAAAGAAAACGCTCAGGTCGGCGTCGTTGATCGTCTCCCACACAACCCGCTGACGTTCTTCGTCGGGATCATCCTCGTCCTCGTAATCAGCACGCAGACGCCACGCACCGAAGCCGCCCTTGACAGCCTCCTGAACCGCGTTCACCTCCACATCCTCGGCTTCTGAGTCCTGCTCGTCAGCACGTTTCAGCGATCCGCAAACATCAGCCAGCTTGGTTGCATCCTCCAAATCACGCGACACATAGTGAGTCGAAACCTGATTATTTCGAATGTCGTTGATGATGCGCTGAATCGCCAGATGAACCTTGTTCACCTCGAAACGGGGCTTGTTCTCGTACTGCTCACCCAGAGAACCCTCCCACTGCGCACCGCGTTCATCGCAGAACCGTCGATCTTCAAAACACTCGCGGCGGATAGGCTCTTGCACCGACCAAATATCGGAAAACTCCGCCAGGGCTTCGCGGTGAATGTCTCGGAGGGCTTGGGTTTGTCGCATTTCTGGCACCTTATATGCTGCGCAGATTCTAGCCCCCTATTCAACGTCGGGCAATTGGTCTAGCAATTGGGCGTTGAGGTGCAGAAACAGGCGCACCAACCGCGCGAGATGCTGCGGGGATCATCTGCACGATTTTGATGGCGTCAAACATCGGGTCTAGCTGGTCATCATGAGCGCCGCCGGGGAAAACCACAGCTTCAGCGATAAGGTCATCCACAAACACCCGATCACGCGGCAAAAGCACATTACCCGATGCCATGAATGGCGCCGAATCATGAGCCCGGCTGATTTTGTCGTTGTTGCGCTGGACAGGAACAACCGGCACACCTTCACGCCGCAATGTCTGGATCAACCCAGTGCCGGAAACCTTGTCCTCGATGTAAAACCCCTTGAGAACCGATCCCCCCGGTACATTGCGAAGCCAGAACGCCCGAGCCTTCTCCAATAGCTCAGGCGCCTCCCACTTCCCGCGCACCTGGTCAATCAGCACAGCCTGACCAGTCCTAGACCGGCCCCAGCATTGCAAAACGCTGTAATCGTTCTCCTGCCCGGTTTTCTGCGCTGTGTCAGCCGTGCAGAACCTGAAATCCATCGCGGGCAATGTCTCGTAGTAGCCGAACCATTCCTCTTTCAGAATGCCGCCGCCCCGAGGTGCTGGGCGCTGCTGCAATTGACCAGCCGCACCATATGGGCCTAGCGTCTTTTCCAACTCCGAAACCTGCGCCTCGGAGAAACGCTCAGGGAACATGAGTTCACCCTCATACGTGCGCGGATCTTCCCAGCCAATAGGCGTGCGGCACCGCTTGGCAGGCTCAAACCGCATCGGGATGCACAAATGCACATAGGGCAACCCCATCTCTAGGATCACCCCCGAAACATCGGCCTCGTTCAATCGCTGCATAACGACCACGATGGCCGACTTGTCTGAGTTCACCCGCGTTGGCAGTGTCTCGGTGAACGCAATCCGCGCCGCCTCGATCTTCGCTGCACTGTTCGCATTGTCTGCACTGATCGGGTCATCGAGAATAACGCGATCACCACGAACGCCCGTCATTGACGTAAACGCCCGCGCCTGCCGGATGCCCTTCTTGGTGTTGCCGAACTCACGCTTGCCGTCCAAGTCAGACGCCAACTCAACCGGCCACAAGCCCTGATACCACTCCGATTTAATGAGGTCACGACATTTCCGGCTGTCACGAATGGCAAGCGTTTCCTCATGCGCCGTGCCGACAAAACGCATCTCAGGCATGCCCTTAGGGCCCCACTCCCACGCAGGCCAGATAACGCCCGTTAGAAGCGATTTCATCGAGCCTGGGGGCACGTTCATGAGCAATCGAGTGATGCGCCCATCTGTGACCGCCTCTAGGTGCATACAGATGGCATCAAGCGCCCACCCCCACTTAAGCGGGGCAGACGGCTCTAGTACATGCCATGCACGCTTCGCAAACTCGGCCAATGAGCGTCGGCACAATTCGCGCTCGACGTTTTGTAGGTCACTCTGGCTTAGCTGCATCTTTTGCGGCCATGATGGCTGTCAGCACCTCAGTGGGGAGATTCGACACATCAAGCGTTTGCTTTGTCTCGACCGGGCCGCCATTCGGCCCACCCACTTCCACCGCCTTGATTTCGCGCCATTGCTCTTTGCGGCGGTTCTTCAGCCAGAAGATGCCAGCCGTTGTGTCAGGAGGGTAATACTTGCGGATCGGCGTGCGGACAATCTCGCCATTGACCACGCGAATATCTTCTTCGTCATGCTCATACCCCGTAGCCCTTGCAAACAGGCTGCGTTCAACCCGCTCGTCTGCAAGTTCCTTGCCAGTTTTTAGAGCCTGACAAAATTCGTCATGCGCTTCTTTCCATCTGTAGATGGTTCGCACATCAACTTGGAAGAAATCGGCAATCTCAATGTCAGTAGCCGCGAGCCTGCACAGCTTTTCCGCTTGTTGTGCGTACTCTGGCCGGTAGTCTGTCGGGCGTCCTGCTGGCATTACTCACCCTCTTGAGGGTTGAAAGCGTTTGCCGCATCAATCACCCCTTGGAAGTCATCGGGGGCGCTCTCAGTTCGCGCATACTGGACGAGATAGACAATTGCGGCAAGTCGCGCATTGATCTCTCTGTCCATTTGGATGAATCGCTCTTGACTCTCCGCCAAGAGGAATTGCCCATGAAGATCCCATGCCATCTCGGCTTGGAATTGAGCTTGGATCAGTGCTTCGTTTTGCGTCACTCGTACTCTCCTGCATTGTGGCTGCTGGGTTGCCGTTGAATGGCGAGGGCGGGCAGAACCTCTACCCCTGCGATTGCCCCCGAATACTCAGTGGCTTTTCCCGCTTGACCCTCACCCTTGATTTTATCACCTCTCTGCTTTTGTTCAAAGCGTCGATTGTCTAGCTCCATCAGTGCGATTACGCCCATCAAGAAAATGGCGGCGATGAACAGAAACACAAACATATCACCCCCCGATGTATGAGATGCGCTCGATGATGGCGCGGCGTGTCTTGGGCCCCCACTCCACCGGATTGCCCTGCGAGTCCAGCAACTCACCATGCCGTGTTTGCTGAAACTCTGTCACACCTGCGGGGATGCCGTGGAATTGCTTGTTTGATGTGATGCGGTAACGTACTGTGCCGTTCTGCTCACGGTGTAGGCGTTGGACGATCATTTTCGGCGCTCTGCAATCATTGCGTCGGCAATCTCGTAAGCGTCACGCGCAAACATGGCCGAATCGCCCGCCTGAAACTGGTGTTGATTCGCCAGCATCCCTTGCAGCGCCTTTGCGGCGAAGTAGTCGCGCAGCGTCATGCCGTGGCATTGTTCGCCTAGGATGTCTTGAGGGAATGCGGGGCCTCCGGTGTCGTGTTTCATTGCGCTTCCCCTTTGGCTTTGGCGTAGCCCGGCGTGTGCTTGCTCATGATCTCTCCTTTGTTTGGATGTGGTCCAGAATGGCCGGGGGATTAGGCTGCAGCCTTCAGCTTTTCGTCGAGCTTCTTTGCCGAAATCGGAGCGCGGTTCAGGTAGAACCACGCGGCAACGTGTGTCTTGCCATCTGCGCCATTGGCTTCACGCAGCAGCGAGCACTCCACAACACCAATCTTGGTTTCAGTCTTCGTGTAAGTCTGCCCGAATTGATTGCCGGGCTGGGACATTGCGTGTTCCTTGATTTGCTTGGCGGTGTAGGTGGTCATTTCGTTCTCCGGTTCGTGTTGTCGATGAAATGAATTGTGCCGACATGCTCACCATCTGGCCAATTGATTGTTTCTATCGGCTCGATGCTTTGATAGCGCCACCCTAAAACATTTGGGCAAGCCTCTGTCATTAGAGGGGTTGGTGTGACCCCCCATGATTCGATCCATCCTGATACCGCACAGCGTTTCATGCAGGCTACCCATTTAAGCGGGTGGTGAGTCCGCAAGCAGGGCCTAGCTTCCCATGTCACACCGTTACGCCTTGTTCCCCTTGCGGGCTGGCCCCCTCTGAGCGCCAGTGCTGTACGGTCTAGCCTCATTCCTGGCTAGTGGGTCTTTTCTTCCATGCAGCCGATTCAGGCTCTGTGCTATCGCGTGGAGTGCGATCACCGTGGAAATGAAAAAGCCGGTTTCTGCTGCCTCCGGTGGAACACCTCACTTGCGTGAGGCCAGAAGCATGAGAAACCGGCCTAAACCATCGCGTTCCACGGCGATGCGTGAATTCTACACGATTCACCAAGGCGCATCAACAACGCCGCATTGCTCCGCAAGCTGGGCACGCATCATCTCGGCAAACTCTTGCACCACTTCTTCGCTGGTCGGGTCTTTGCCGTCTTTCAGGGCTTTGAAGCGGTACAGCCTAGCCGTGGCAGCACTCAGCACAGAAAACGCGTCAGACGCCCCGCTAGTGGCCTCCTTGGCGACGAATTGCCCGTACACGATGGAATGCTGCACGGCTTTTTCAAACTTCAGTTCTGGTGTCACGTTCTAGCTCCTTTGTCTTTGCCCTGATGCGCTTCGCTTTAGCCTGTTGCGGCGCTTGCTCATCACAGCCTTAAATCGCTCCAAATAATCACGGGTGAACCTCTGCGACTTTGGCTGGCTGTCAAGCCACTCCACGCGACCCGGCCCGTACCCTGGCTTGTTCATCAGCCCGGTGATGTATCCCTCTTTGTTCCCGCCTTTGAAATAGTTGCACTGCTCACACGCCTTGTGGATGTTCCAGAGATGGAACTGAAGCGACGAACATGCACCGTGCGCCCGATAGTGCGATCCATGCCAGATGCCCTGATAGTTTGGGCCTACATGGCAGGAAATGCACCCATCGTGCCTATCCCTGATGCGGGCTATCTCCTGCACAATCTTGCGGCATTCTTCCTCTAGCTGGCTGATGGTTTTGAGCCTCTCCCGCTTTGCCTTGTCCGCCTGGCGCTCGGCTTTGGCTTTGGCCTTGCCCTCTTTCGCTTGCTTTGCCTTGACCAGCTCTAGCCCACATTCAGGGCTGCACCATGTTTGAAACGGTCGGGCAGGCGTGAACTTGGTTTTGCAGACCTTGCAGGCTTTGGGCTTGGGTGGCTTAGGCTGCATTCGGGATCTGGCCTTGAAAATACTTCATGGGCGCTTCCTCAAGCTCATGCGGAGCCACCCACCTTCGGGATGAAAACCACGCACCATCAATTACACCGACGATCCACCCACCAGAAATACACGGATTGAGTGCGATAACACCCACCCCGCGATGAAGATACTTGTGCCCCTGCTGAATCACTTGGTTTCCCACCATCTCGCAAATTCCTCTCTCAGTTTTGCCTCTGACTCCGCACCCTCACGCCTGCCAACCGCTGAGATGTATTCCCGCCGCTGTGCTGAGGTGCGGATCGTCTTGAGGTTCGACAGGTGCAGGGATCGGGCCTCATTGCTCTGTGTGGCCCGGCATCCGCTGCACTTGACGTAGTAAACGCCGTGGTATGGCTTGGTCTTGCGTGTCTCACATGCTGGGCAGGTCATTCGCACAACCCATATATTGATGAGCAAAGCGGGGCATCTGTATCCACGCGGAAAAAATCAAACTGTTTGCCGCCTCTTGAGGTTTTGGCCCACTCAACAACGGCATCAATGTTTGCAATTTCAACAGCCTGCTCCACAGAAATATCAGGCCCATGATTTGCTGCGGGGAAAAACGTACTCGCCCCGCGCTTACTTGCCTGAGCAACAGCAGACTCCCACTCGCGTATCCGGTCAATTGCCTCGGGGAACCTCCTGCTGATCTCTAGCAGCTCATCTTTTCTGCAATTAATGCAAGGCATGCAACCAACACGCCCCTGACCAAGTTCATACAATGGATTGTGCTTTACGCCATGCTTCTTGTGCATGTCAAAACAATCTTGCGCCGTCCAATCCAAAATAGGGCGGTAGTTCCAAAGTTCTGCGCCACTTTCGTGGATCAGCTTAACTTCGCGCTCCGCAAGGTGCCGCCTCCTGATTGACTCGTCTCGGCGAACCCCCTGCCATGAAACAACATCATCACCCGACTCCAATATCGGGTTTTGCACCTGCTTGATGATGGGGTTGCGCTTCAATTCTTCGCTGCAAAATGCGGCACGAGACGATGGAAATCGCCCCTTCCAAATGCAAAGGTCTAGAAACGGATTGCCTGTGGGCTTGAGAGCAAGCAATGCCCTTTCAATGTTTGCCTGAGATACGCCTTTTTCTGCCCACTTTTCCATCACATATTGCGCCTTGCCTTCAATTTGTCTTGAAAAGTCAGCACGCACGGTTCGGATTGGTTTGTGCCCATGCGAAACAAGCCAATCGCTAATGTATGAAACATAGTCATACGTCATTTGGTGCTCATTGCCTGTGTCTGCGAAAACGCATTCCATGTTTGGCGCCTCGCGCTCAATCGCGAGAAGCGCAAGCGCCGTACTGTCTTTGCCGCCGCTTACGCTAATGATGTTTTGCTCGTTCATGTCTTTTCTCCTGTGGCTTTGATGCTCACACAAAACAGCCAATACTTGAAATTGATTGTTCCTATCGGCGCAGCAAGGCCTATAGCTCTAGCCTCATCTGGCGCGGATCGGTAGGCGGCTGATCCATCGCTTTGACCACACGGCTAACCGCTGCCAGCAACCCCGCACGTTTTGCGCACTTCGGACCCCAATGCTTCGGGCCTGAGCGTGTCTGCGTTGACACTGCGGCCAGATTCAGCGGTCGGTTGCACATGACGCATTTCATTGCGAATCCTTGCTGCACAATTGCGCAAGACGCACCAGCCATTCAGCGAATTCTGGTGGTGTCGCCTCGTACTCGCGCTTTGCGATTGATGGGCGGCACCGCGTCTTGTCCCTTCCGCTCCACAAGCCCACTGTGTGGGTAGCCTCGCCAAGTGCAAGCGGCATGGTCGGTATCTTCGTTGGTTCGCAGCCCACGATGTAAAGCCGTGTGCGCTTCTGGGCTCGATGGCCCCACCATTGCTGATCCACAACCAGTGTCCATCCTCCGAACTCGTCGCGCTGTCCTGGCTCGGGAAGCGCCGCAGTCGGCCACAAGGTTGAGCGGTGCGGATGCTCAAGCACGCCGCCGAACTTGCGGACATGGGCCACGGCATCGATAGCGAGCTGCTTCTCGCCTTCGCGCGGCTTGGCGTGAAAGCGCAGGCTGGCCCAGGCTCGGCATGGTGGGTGAGCCACCACGGGAGCCCCGCCCGGCCACTTTCGTGCATCGCGGTCAATGTCCCAAACATCGCACACAGGAATTGACTTGTAATAGCTGTCATTCCTCGCAAACAACACTGCCACATTAACATCACTCATTGCAGCGGCCCCGCCTCGTGCCTGAATTCCGTCTCAATCTGCACAAGATGCGGATACAGCCGCCCCGCCACATCATCCACGATGGTGTTACCTTGGATCTGCTCAAGAATCGCCAAAAGCGCCTGAGCATCCACAAACGTGATCGGTAGCGGCTTGGTGTCAATCATCGTATGCGTCCCAATAGGCTTCACACTTTTCAATGCCCCATTCTGCCAAATAGCTCAGGGCAATCAAGCTCAGATTGAGAATCGCCATCGGGAAAAACAAGACGTAGAAAATCAGGGTTTGCATTTCATTCCTCCATGTATTCGGGTGCACTGAATTTCACTCCATTTTGAGCGCCGAATGCCGAAATAAGCTCCATCAAGTCGCCCATTTCACGCACGCTCATTTTTGACGTTGACAACCCCAGCACCACAAAACCACCATCAATGCCGGGCACCACATCCTGACGTTTCAGGCTCGCGCTGAAAACGTGCTTCCATTCCTCCGGCGACAGCTTGCGGCCATGCCAGATGACTTGCTTTGACACATCGGACAACATCGCCCACATGCGGGCGTTCTGCTCATTGCTGCGGGTCTTTTCTCGCAGCTCGATGACGTATTGCTGCCCGTCAACCATCGGCCCCTTGATCTGAGCCCATAGACCCATGATCGCCGCGTGCGCTTGCTGGGCGTTGTAGAGGACGATCTTCACGCCGGAACCTCGACAACACGCACCCCGCCTTTTTTCTGGCGGATCAGTTGATTCAAGCGCCGGGCGGTGCGTTCCTCTGCAACGAAATACTCACGATGCGTCACGGAACGAATGACGCCCTCCCAAAGCTCACAGAACCCCGTCAGCGCCTCCAATTCAGCCGGGTAAAGGGCTTTGGTGCCTGTCGCCTTTTGGCGATCCAGAATTCCCATGATGACGCTTTGAAACGAGTGAACGTAATCGTTTGCGCCCTGCATGATCTTGGGCATGCGTGAGAACTCCTCAAACAGATTGAACGTGTCGAAGATCACCGTCCAGTTCTGTTTTGTCGCCACACCCTTAGAAATGGCCGACACAGCTTCACGCACTGGATCAATGCGGATGCCTTGATCGTACTCTGATAGCAGGCACGAACCTTGCATTGCGATAACCCATGCGGACGGGCTCGCGCCCTTGGGTGTGTATTTGCTTCGCTTTCTCATGCCGCCATCCCGAGAGAGAACACGGAAGCGCCAATTGCCAGCGGGACATAATCCTCGCAGCGGCGAATGCGCCCAATCATGGCCTTGCTCACTGAAATTCCCTGCTCGATGAATTCCTCGCGCAACGCTTTTTCAGTCTTGTTGCTGTTTCGGATGTATTGAACCTGCTCAGGCGTGAACTTGCGGCCCCGGGTTGTGCGGCCCTTGAGGGCGATAACCTTGCGGCGCATCTCGTTAACCATCGGAGCTTTGAACTTGTTGTGATCGCCAACGGTGCCGACAATCGCATTATCAGGGTTCACATCAAGCGGGTTGCCGTTCTTGTTCCAGATTCGGCGGTGCGGGCAGTTCTCATAGCGCACTTTGTTTTTGATGCACCAAGCAAGACGCAACACCGTCAAGCTCGCGCCGCTGCCATGATGCGGGGTCTTGGCGTATGGCGTCTTGTTGCGATTCACGCATGACTTCCAAATCCACTCCCCATCATCGTTCACATGGCAACGCTGGCGAATGTCCTCTAGTGTTTTGATCGCTGGAAGTTTTTTCATCTCTCGTCCTGTTTCGTTTTATCTAGTCAGTGCGCCATTGGGTGAAGAATCGGGGCGGTGTCATTTCATCACCCTACCAATTTCAGCAGCAGCGCGAACAATTGCTAGGCGGGTTGCTGCGCCTGGGTCGTCGCCGTTCTGAATGAACCCGGTTCCGAGGCAGCCATCCCAAACATTGACGCACGCCTCTTTGTGGTCGATTGTCAAACGCAGCTTGACCGCAAGCTTTAGGGCGTGGTCATCACGATGCAATGGGTTAAAAATTGCGCCCTTGCTTGTCCAAAAACAATCGGCTTCATCGATCCAAAAGCCATCAATGCCCGCAGCCTTCGCCGCCATTTCCAAAAGTTCACGGTTGCTCATTTCATCCCCACCAGTGATTTCAGCCACGCCCAGAATCGGCGCTTCATGCGGGAGGTGATCCATTTGCCGGTCATTTCTTGCCTTTCTTCCGCCCCATGCGGGTGCCATCAAAGAAACACCACCCGCCATAGATTGCAACCAAAGCCCCGCCGACCACACCGCACCATGAATCGCTAGTAGCGTGAGTGGTAAACACGACAGCAATGAAAATTGCAATGAAGTCAATCAGGTAGGTCATTGCTCCCCCTTTGCTGCGCGGAGCATGGCGTCGATGGCATCCACCACTGCGGAGGATGCTTGGTGGTGTAGTTGCCAATCACGCTCATGGTCGAGCAGCGTTGAATTGGTCAAGGCGTCACGGGCAAGGCGCAAAGCAGGCAGCGCATCCGGCACAGCCTGCACGGCGGACAATGGCTCACCCCACATCACGACGCCCCACGGGCCAATGGTGCCGGGGCCACCGGGGCCACCGTCAAACTGAATCAGTTGCATGCGGTGACCCTGCTCTTGCAGTTCTTCCCACTTCCGAGCAGCTACGGCTGAGGCAAACAGTGGCTTGGTCGGCACAGCCTGCGCGGCCTGCTGGCTGGCGGGTGGTGTGGTGCGCAGCTTGAACCCGTGCTGAACACCCGTGATGTATGCGTGGCGCCGATCAGGCGGGTCGTTGGCGCTGCATCGGTTGATGTAGTCGCTCCACATGCGCTGCAAGGTAGCGAAATCAACAGCCTCCCCCGCCACCTGCGGTTGTGACGGGGCGGGCTGTGCGGGATGGGAGAGGGCGGCGTGAAGCCACTGAGCATCAGCTTCAGAGTCGCACTTGAATGATCGAACGCCATCAGTCAGCGTCCACCACTCCCAGAACCCGCCGTCGTTGTTTCCAGTGTCGTTGTCGTAATCAATGCGCCACTTGCGCAGCAGTTGGTTTTGGTCGGTCACACATCTCTCCTTTGTCTTGATGGGCTCTATCGTGCGGGAATTCTTCGCACTTGGCTAATTGGTTTTTGCTATCAAAGCTCACCGATTGATTGATGCGCCACCTGTTCCGCAATGGCAAGCAACGGGCGAGGCCTGTAGTCGGCGACTTTGTTCCCCTTTTGCTTATTGCACCTGTTGCACAAGATTTGAAGGTTTGAGAATTCAAGCGCCAATTCAGGATAACGACGCCTTGGTTTGATGTGATCGACGTTTGTTTTTGTCGGGTCTTTTGGTGTGCACCCGCATTTCATGCACTTTCGACCGTACACAGATACGGTGAACTTCCTCAATGCCCGCCATTCAGCAGACTTGAGGAAATCTGAACCCGCTATTCGTAAAGTAACGGCTAGTTCGTTTGCCTCTCTCTGGTACTTTTTCACGCGCCAAGCTCCTTCAACGCCTTGAGCCGATCCAATGCCTCAGATGCACGCTCAAGCCCAAAAGCCTGGGTCTGATCGTTCGTGCTCTGCATCTCGGTCACTGCGTCACGCAATTGGCTCATTGCATCGCGCCAATGCTCGCGCAGGGCGAACAATCGCCCCACCTGAGCCATGCGGTCGGCGTCGTCAAAATCAGGAAGCGGGCGCAGCATGTCAGCCCGGCCATGCGGAAGTGATGGCGTCTTGCGTTTCCGGCTTCAGCTTCGGCCAGATTGCATCCATCTTCGACTGATCCAGCGACGCCAGATATTCGGCCACAGCAGCGGCCTTGCCGTCCTTCACGGCTTGCTCAATCGATGCCGGATCGCCTCGTGTGTCTTTCACGGGCTTGCGCTCGCTTTGCAGACCCTTCACGCTTGCGTTACCGTCGTCATCCTCCGGTGCAATGCCACATGCAGCCATGAGCGAATAGCGGCGGGCATAGGTCATGGCTGAACCATAGCCTTGCGGGTCTTGCTTTGCTGCGGGAACGTGCAGGGGGCCAGATGAAAGCATCTCCCCCGATTCATGCACGAACACCGTTTCAATGCACACCCCCGATTGAACTTCAATGTTTCGCTGAATCAGGGCGATGCCGTTTTCGTTCAAAGCGTCAATGACGGCTTCAACGCACGCACTCAGGTCGGCATACTTGCTTTTGAAATGCGGGTTGCTGGATGTCTTGAGTGCGGGGCCAAATGCCTTTTGAGCCTTGACCAGTGCGGCGGATACTTTTTGCAGGTGCATGTTTGTCCTCAAAACGGAAGGCCGCAGAACACGATTTCACGGGCTCGTGTTGCAGCGTAGATTGCGGAATGGTGGGCACGGTAAAGCCGGTAAACGGATGAATACTCGCGCATCTTGGCAATGGTCTGTTTCATCGCGCCCCCATCATCATCATGACAGCGTGCCAGTCGATCAACTGCCAAAGGTTGTAGATCATTGCCGAAACGCTCGCAGCGGACAGCAGAAGCGCAGCAAAACCGGCTGCACGGTATGGGTCGATGCGGTTCATTGCTTCGCCTTTTGCTGCTCAAAAAACTGCAAGGACAGATATGCAGGCCAAACTGCGGCGGCAGCAACGCTCACGGCAAACAATTCTGAGGTGTCTCGCGCAAGCGTCTTGCCCTCCCATCCGTTGTACGCTTCGCGGTCAATGTTGACGTATGCATGACCGTAGGCCACCACAGCCCCTAAAGCGTAGGCAAACGCAAGAACAAACTTTGTCAGGTTCATTGCCACACCCCCAGCACAACACACAGAACAAGCGCAGCAAATGCGCAGGCGTACAAGGTGCGGTCTTGCACCTCTCGGCATCCCATCCACTGACGAATACGGCGACGGGCCATTGTGTCGATTGCGTTCATGCCGACACCTCCCGCTCAAGTCGATCTACCTCTGCCTTTAGGCCTATCACCTCGTCGTTGAGTTCGCTGATTTGGCGATCTGCCTCGGCGCGCATTTCCTCGTTGGTGCTGCGCACAGCCTCGAAGCAGTCCTCAAGGTCACGGTAAAGGCTGTCCGCGTTTTCTGAAGCAAGCCGATGCAATGTCTCTGATGAAAGCAGCGGGCAGGCCTCCTCAAGCAGAGACTCCACGAATCGATACATCACGCTCTTTGCGCTGTCGATCTGCTTGTCGATGCGAGGGCAAGTGTTCGGGTAATCAAAATTGACGCGCCTCATGCTTCACCTCGGGCTTTCTTGATGGCTTTTTGGATTCCATCAAGTTGTTCGACACTCATGACCCCGCTGTTCCAGCCCGTCCAGCTTGCCTCAAGCGCAGCCAGCAACTCAGCCTCCAACTCGCTCAGGATCGGCGGGGCCTTGGGGCCGATGTGGTAGACGAACCCCGGCTTTTGCAGGTCGTTCAGCTCGATTCCCACCACATCCTCATGAACCAGTGACCAATTTGCGTCAGCGGCATGAGCAGGATTTGGCACCCGCCACCACAGATCACCACGGATCGCGGCCAGGGCCTTTTGTTCAAGCGTGTATTCCATCTCAAGCTCCCGCCATCTTGGCAACATGCGTAGCAATCTCATGCCACGCCTTTTCCTCAAACGCCAAGGCCATCGAATCAGCCTCAGGCGCACCGTAAACCTGACGCGCGGCCACACGTTCAACGTATGAATCACGCGCCATCAGAACCAGCCGACCGATCAGCGATGGTTCGCCAATCTGCACAGCTTTGGCGAACCATTCTTCGCACAGCACATCAGCCATGACCATCTCATCAACGCCACGGGCTGAGAGGATCTTGGCATCCTCAAATTCACCGGCTTTGATCGCGTCAATCCGCTCCACATCAGCGGCGAACCGATCCTCAGAAGCCATCACAGGGCACAAATTCACAATCTCTCTCCGTCTTGTTGGTGTGATCGAATCATGAACGATTGCACGCTCTAACGCCAATTGGTTGTTTGCATCACTTCCGTGGCGCGATAGAAAAATCCAATTGGCCTAGGTGCGATTGGCGCGGCATGATTCAGCCCATCGAATCCATGTGAGAACACATGCACACCATCAACTTCCAGAACTTCACGGCAACATTTGATGCCGATGGCGTCACACTGGCCCACAAAAACGGGGGCGAAGTGCGAATCTCTAACCGTCAGCTCGAAAGCTGGCTTCTGCGGATGTTCCGCAAAATGATCTGAGCATTGCCCCGGCGCTTTGAACAGCGCAATGCAGGAAACAGGCGAGTCCTCCCCTCACCTGCGGCTGATAGCCAGCACTTTGCATTGCGTCAGCGTCGGGGCCCTTTACAAAAGCAGGGCACATGAACGCTTTTTCAAAAGACTACAAACCCCAAATTCAGTCCACCGACCTCAAAAAGCGCGGCACGCCAGCAAAGCCAAACGTGTTTGATGATGGAACACCTCAGGAGCGCATGGCAGTCAGGGCCAAACCGCTGCCAGTGGATCGGATCAGGCTTCCGAATCGACCTTCAAAAATGTGAACAGGAGAAAACATGCGGAAATACAACCCGTCCGTGAATGTATACGAGGCATCAGTAGAGCGGCTGGATTTTGTCTTCGACAACTTTGAGCGCATTTACCTTTCTTTCAGCGGAGGAAAAGACAGCGGCGTCATGCTGAACCTTGTTTTGCAATACATGCGCAAACATGGGATAACAAAGAAGATCGGGGTTCAAATCCTCGACAACGAGGCGAATTACGAGCAGTCATTATCGTTCATGCACAGCATTCTAGAAAAGAATCTAGACCTGCTGGATGTTTACTGGTGTTGCCTACCAATTACGCTTCCTTGCACTGTGAGCGCTTATGCAATTGAGTGGCAATGCTGGGGTGAGCGCGATAAAGATCGATGGATCAGGCCGATGCCGACGCAGCCATATATCGTGAACTTCCAGAACCACAACTTCCCATTTTTTGTCGAGGACATGAGTTACGACGAGTTTTGGGATGGTTTTGCAGAGTGGTACAGCCAAGGCAAATTGTGCGCAAACCTTATTGGCATCCGTGCATCAGAAAGCCTAAATCGATTTCGCGCCATCCTCAATGACCGCAAGGAAATGCTGGATGGCAAAGCGTGGACCAAAAAGAACACTGCCCACACCTACAACGTGTACCCGATCTACGATTGGCGCACAGAGGACATTTGGACGGCAAACGCTACTTTTGATTGGGAATACAACAGCCTCTATGACCTGTTCTACAAGGCAGGCGTTCCGGTGCACAAGATGCGTGTTGCATCACCGTTCATGAGCGAATCGAAGTCAAGCCTTAATCTTTATCGCGTCATTGACGGTCACACATGGGCTCGCTTGTGCGCTCGCGTTCAGGGGGCGAACTTTATCGCCACATACGGGAAGCAACTCAACTACAAAAGCATGAAACTCCCGCCTGGTCACACATGGAAATCGTTTACAAAGTTCCTGCTTGCAACCCTCCCGAAAGAGGTTTCTGAAAATTTTAGGATGCGCTTCATCCAATCCCTAAAGTATTGGGGCCGGGTGGGGCGCGGACTACAAGAGGAAACCATTGCAGAGCTTCGGGCTTGTGGCGTCAGCTTTTACCTGAACGGCAAGACTGCGCACGGAAGCAAAACGCTTGATCGCGTTGTAATCAAGAGAATCCCCGACCACTTGGACATGCTTTCTTGCCACAACAGCCAAGTTACTAGCTGGAAACGATTTGCAATCACCATCTTGAAAAACGACCACACATGCAAATACATGGGGCTCGCCCCTACGCATGAGCAAGCAAAAAGGCAGCGGGCGATCATGGAAAAGTACAAGTCAATTTAAAGGATTGATATGAAACTAATCAAAACATCTGAACTACCGGAAGTGCGCAAGGTAGCCTTCCACGCCGGGATTAGCAACAGACTTTTACTGAAAAGTGATGGGATGGGGTTTGGATTGACAAAAACAGTCATCCAGCCGAGCGACTTCAAATTCCAACACTACAAACATCACCTTGAGGCGTGCTATTGCGTAAGCGGCCTGGCTGAATTGGTTAACGCAAGCACCGGCGAGAAGCACATTATTGAGCCAGACACAACTTACGTCTTAGACAAGAACGACCCTCACTTTTTCAGGGCAATCACTGAAACAACCCTTATTTGCGTTTTCAACCCCCCGCTTTTCGGCCACGAAATCCACCAAGCTGACGGCTCATACGAGGTGCCACATGACTGAGCAATTTATCTCCCCCGTTTACAACGTGCTTCGCGTTCCACTTTCAAAAATCAAAGCGAACGATTACAACCCGAACAGCGTGGCCCCGCCTGAGATGGCGTTGCTTGAAACATCGATTTGGGAGGATGGGTACACTCAGCCCGTTGTGACGTTTTACGACAAAGAGCAAGACCTTTACATTGTTGTAGACGGCTTCCACCGATACACGGTGTGCCTCACAAGCCAGCGAGTTCGTGAGCGAGAAAATGGAACGCTTCCAATCGTTGTGATTGATAAGCATATTGGCGACCGGATGGCCTCAACCATTCGCCACAATCGGGCCCGCGGATCGCACAACATTGACCTCATGAGCAACATCGTGGCCGAGTTGGTCGAGATGGGCAAAGGTGACCGCTGGATTTGCGAGCATATCGGCATGAGTGCCGACGAACTGCTGAGGCTAAAGCAGATTACGGGAGTTGCCGCTTTGTTTGCAAACCGGGACTTCTCTGAAAGTTGGGATGTTGAAGCCGGGTTTGATGATGTGGATGAGCAATGAACCGCATCTACCATCATTACGAAAAATGGGAATGCTGGCGAGCAGGCTTCTACGACACGACCCCACCCAGAGGGATGTCAGCAGACGAAGCCCGCGCCGCCTACAGAGACTTCTTGTCAGACATCCCCAGGTTCGTGGCCGCGATGGATTCGGTGCTTGAGCAGTGGCCTCATTCATGCGATCAATTCTTGTCTAACACATCGATAAACAGAATCGCATGGATGGGTCAAGCGGCAATGTGTAACGCTACTGGAGTCCCCTCCATCTTTAGAGGCGGCTTTGCACTCTTGTCTCCGAGTCAACAGGCCGCAGCAAATTCGGCTGCATCGCAAATGATTGATAGATGGGAGCGGATGAAGGCGAGTCAATATGAATCGAGTGAATCAATACATATCGGAATGGAAGGGGAAAGGCTATGCTGATGGCATACCAGACGAAGTGCCAGATGCGCTAATGCGCCTCAATCTCGCCCCAAGTTGGAAAGCTATAGCAATAGCCATCTTGAAGAACGATCTTCAATTTTTGTCTCTCGGATACCCTCCGAAAAAATCTGAATGGTATTCAGCGCTAAAGAGAGAGGAAATAGAGCATCGTGACGAAGGGCGCGGGCACACGTTAAGCCTTTTCAGAAACACCGACTGAGGTGTAAAATACATCACGCCGCGCAATGCGGCTAGCCCAAGCCCCGCCGTTTTTGACAGGACGGCGGATAACGCTACATCAGTGGGCGCATGTAGAGAGGTGATGGGGAGCGCAACCCGAAAGGGCCGCACCCTGTGACTGATTCAGGGCTGTTCAGCCCCTCATCTCTTCCCTACATGCGCTCGGAGGAAATCGGTGCACTACTACCAGCACAACATCGGGGACTACGCCAGAGACACGGGCCACCTGTCCGTGATCGAGCACGGCATCTATCGCCTTCTGCTTGACTGGTGCTATCTCAACGAGAAGCCCATAACCACCGAACAGGCCATGCGGATAGCGAGGGGTTACCAAGTGGAAACCCAGTCGGTTCTTTCTGAGTTCTTTTCGCCCTCAGATGACGGATGGACTCACAAGCGAGTGGTTCAAGAGGTGGCCTCCTATCACGCAAAAGCCCAGAAAAACAGACAAAACGGGGCCAAAGGTGGTAGACCAAAACCCACGGATAACCCAGTGGGTTCCAAAACGGATGCCAAACATAACCCTAACCAAGAACCAATAACCAAGAACCAAGAACCAATAGAAAGAAATACAAAGCCTCGCGCAAAGCGCAAGGCACAGCCTAGCGGCTGTCTGTCTGTGTCTGACCTTGTGGCGATTGGTGTTGATGAACGTCATGCTTCGGACTGGTTCACGGCAAGAGCATCAAAGGGGGCTAAGACGCTGACCATTACCGCATGGGATGCGATCAAGGCAGAGGCGGAAAAAGCGGGCATTTCGGTAGCAGATGCGGTACGGGTTGCGGCAGAGAACACATGGCAGGGCTTCAAGGCGTCATGGATGCACAAGGCGGCACCTCAGGCGCAAAAGTCGGGCAAGCATCACGGTTTTGATTCATTGGACTACTCAGCGGGGGTCAATCATGACGGATCACTCCAGTAACGCACGGCGCCTCGATCACATGCAGCGCCGAAGCATCTCGATGGCAGGCGAAGCCTTCAAGACCGATCTTGGCGAAGCTGTCAAAGCGTGTGAGGTTCATGGCGAGTTCACATCCAAAGGCATCAGGCTCAATATCGGCGGTGGCCGGGAAATCTGGACCCAATGCCCGCAATGCCTGAAAGAGGCCGCAGAGCGCGAAGAGGCCGAACAAAGGGCGAAGGCAGCAGAGATGGCTCGCAGACGCTTAGACGCCGCCCTAGGGGCCTCCGGGATGCCTTCACGGTTCCACTCTCGCCGGTTTGATACGTTTGTGGCGTCAACGCCAGCGCAACAGGCGGCTTTGAATGTGTGCGTTGAGTACGCGGAGAATTTTGAGCGGTCATTGCAAATTGGCGGGTCTTTGGTTCTGGCGGGCAAGCCAGGCACCGGGAAAAGCCACTTGGCTGCATCGATCATGCACGCCCTGATGCCGAAGTACGACACTCGATACATGACCTGCATGGACATGATCCGAAGCATTCGGGACACATGGCGCAAAGGCAGCGAGATGAGCGAAACGCAAGTGCTGAACGAGTTGACGAAACTTGATCTTCTGGTGATTGATGAGGTAGGGGTACAGTACGGCACAGATGGTGAGCAGACAATCATTTTTGACATCCTCGACCGACGCTATCGTGAGGAAATGCCGGTTGTTTTGCTGACGAATCAGGACGCCAAGGGCTTCCGTGAATTTATTGGCGACCGATGCCACGACCGATTGAAAGAGGTGGGCCGGTGGGTTCCGTTTGATTGGGAGAGCTATCGGACAACGGCACGAAAGGGCACCGAATGACCCTCTACCCCCGCCGCAGCGGTCGAAGCACCGATACCGACACAACCGCCCGAGCAATGGCCCACCGCATCCTTGACCGGCTCAAAGCTGGTGAGCATGTCAAGCCTGCACTTGTGGATTGGGCGTTGCGTATCACTGGTGATTTGAGCGATTGACCATTGACCATTGATAGCGAAAACCAATTAGACACCCTGCACTGTCCTAGTGACAATTGAGGCATTGATTAGGAGGAATGAATGAGCGACAAGTACCAATCACTGCGAGATGCGTTGAAGGCTGAACCGATTGAAGGGCCTTTTACCGTCACCAAAGAAAAGGGCACCGCCTACTCTTACGACATCACAACAGAAGGCGGCTACTACGTGGCGACGACGCATGGCTTCGTCAAAGATCGCGCAAGCAGCTTGTCATTTGCAAATTACATCGCCGCAGCAAACCCCGCCACCATCACCGCCCTTCTGGCTGATCTGGATGCGGAAAAGGCCCGCCTGCAATGGCTGATTAGCCAGCATTGGGTCGAGCCAGAAGCGGTGTTCCGGCTGAATTTGAGCGGCACCGATGACGCCGCAGCATATGAGCAAGAAGCATATAACGCCATTGATGCCGCCCTCTCTCAGATCAAGGCAGCAGGGAGGGAGCAATCGTGATGGATGCGCAAGACCTGCACTTGATCCGATCAGCAATCAGCGTGATTCAACGTCAAGGCCATGTGTCTGTGAGTGGCGTGCAGCGCCGCCTTGGCATCGGCTGGAATCAAGCGCAAATGATCTGCCAGCACATCGTCAACACCGGCTTGGTGGATGACCTTGAACTGTCGCCAAACCTCCCCCCAAAGGCCCACCCATGACCCACCCCCAATTGCTCAGTGATGAGCAGATCAAAGAACTGATCCCTGATGGCGACGAATGGAAGCATGACGTTGGCTTTCGTGACGCCACGGAATTCGCCCGCGCCATCGAATCCGCCACCCTTGAGGCGCTAAGTGGGCAGGCTGTGGCGTGGGCTGTTGAGTACGGTGCCGTGAGCCTGCCTCATGGCGATCCGAGCCGCATTACCGTATGGCAGGTTCATGCAACGAAGGAAGCCGCTGAAGCATCAGCCAAAGCGATGGACTTCGATTCGCGCATCTACCCAATTCCCGCCCATCCACCAGCACAGCAAGAGCCCTTCGGCTACTTCAAGGCCACACCCTTCGGATGGACTGACTGCGCAGAAACAGATGAGGGCGCTGTGGCTCTTTATGAGCGCCTGTGGGCGTCCGCTTGACCGCCAGGTTGGGCCAGGCAGCCACACACCCAGCGCCGCGAACGACCACAAGCCGACCCGCAAGGGTGGGCGCCTAGTTTGAGCCTGCAACGCGGGCGGAAAGGTGAGAGATGAGCAACGACGTCAGATGGTGCGTTGAAGAGGCTGGCACCGGCCTACCCGTTGCGAGCGGAAGCGCGCCGACACGAGAGGAAGCCAACCGGGAAATGATGCACTACGTCGCGCAGTACAGCCAAGACGGCGAGGTTCGATTTTGGATGCGTCAAAACCGGCAGACGATCAAAGCCGGAACATGGCCCGCAGCAGTGAAGGCCTAACCTAATGTATCCGTCGTGGACGCCGTATAACGCCTGCAGAACCGGCGTTGACGACGGATAACGCAGATCACCGACACACGCACAACCCCGCGCCACGACAGCAAAAAGCGCCCTCCGGGGCGCTTTCTCATTGACGTTATCCGACGATTACTCAGCCAATGCCGCAGACCTGCACCGATTGAACCGCTGTGCGGCTTGTGTGGCCCATTGGAGTAGATCGCCCATTGTCTCGCCTGAGAATTCACTCAGAGGCGGCTCGCACTCCGTCACCACCAGAGGGCTTTGTTTCGGTGCCGCTGATTGCATCGTTGAGCAGCCTGCGACCAGAATCAGGAATGATGCACTCACGATAGACAGTGTTGGTCTTGACTTCATGTGTGACACGCTCCGTGGTCTTGGCTTGCTGGGGGATCATCCGTGCAATAGCTTGTGCGGCGGTCTGCATGGATTTTTCGCGGGCTTCTGAGTCTGCGAGTTTGGAGGCATCCCATTCGCCTTGCTTCACATCCGAGCCCATCCGATACCCGCCAAAGCCCGCCAAAGCGCACAGGATCAACGCAGCAAGGATCGGGTATGGGTTCATGCAATGCCCTTTGTGTAGCTCACGCCGGACACGTTGAAATGAGCCGTCAGGGCTTCTTTGCGGGGCTTGTCGGAAAACGACACATGCACCCAGGTTCCCTCGTAGATCAATTGGTCGTAGGCAATGCCCGACTTCACAAGGGTTCGGCATACATCAAGCGGGGAGCCAAAGCCGGGGCAGATGAAATCCACCGCGTGCCCCGTGACATGCTGGCTTTTTGCCGCGCCACCGATAGACCGATTCAGGGCAGGAGAGCGATAACCACTGCTGATGATGATTGGTGCTCCGAGAACCGCGCGGATACCCTCCATTCCTAGCGCCGTGCGTTTCAGAGTCTCGATGACAGCAGGCGGCGGGGTGTTGTCGATTCCGCGCCGTGTGGCCGTTTGTGAGGCAGTGAATTCGTCCAGCGAGAAATGGGGGGAGAGTTTCATCCGCTCACCTGTTCCTGTTTGACCAGTCTGCCAATGATGCCAAGAACCAGAAGCGTCAACGTCACGCCCCTGACGATTTCGGATGGCACCTGCTGCAACAGATCAGGAGGAATCGCCATCCATGCACCCTGAATGGTAGCCGCAAGCGCCATTGCCTGCACAGAAACCATGCGCCACGCCTTGCGCCATTCGGGGATGAGTTTCATTTCTTCACCTTGTCTTGCATTGACTTGAGTTCGTACTGAAGCAACAACTTCTCTTGGTTCATCTCCACACGCTTGATGGTTTCCAAAACCTCAATGCGTGTCATGTAACCCTGCTTGATTGCAGCGACTTCACCCTTGAGTTCTGTAATCTGTGTGCCGTGGTTTTGGAGAATCTGCAATGACCGCGAAATGTCCAGATTCATCTGCCACAGCAGACCACAAATAGCCGCCAAAACAGCTTTAGTGATCCACTCGGCCCACTCATACAATTTGAACTTGAGTTGATCGCTCATTCTGCGTCTCGGCGTTTTAGAAAGGCGGGGAGGGAACATGGGTCAAACCTGTGGGGCTCATCAAAGCCCAAGGATGCGGCCACAGCTTCGGAACAAAACCATTTGCGCCGTGACTGCAATCCGCGAGTCCAAACAAAGCCCAGCAAGCCGAGAAAATCAAAGGGTTGCCCCTGATGATCTTCAAACCACTTGCGGGCGGCTTTTTCATCCCCGTCAATTGTCAGAAAATCCCACTGAGTGGGGTCGTATTGGATCACACGAAGCGCTACACCGCCATCAGGGCCGCTAGACGATCCCGACACACCATCACTGAAAATCAGCTCAGTGTGTGAATAAGGCCCGCCAAGCCACCACCGCACAGCGATGGAAAACACACCCGCCACGCCTTGGCGTGTTCCCTTGAATGATGCAATTGTGAGTTTTTGCATGGCGGGATTATGCTGATTTTTTGAGATGAATCAATCGCTAAACGGTTCAGGCACACCAGCCCGAGACAGTTCTGGGAGGTTTTCGTAAAACACTCGCCAACGATCATCCATCCGATCAACGACACCAGAATTTGGCGCGTCTTGTTGGCAAGAGAAATACGTCAGAACAGCCGAATGCGTGGCGTCCGTGAACACAACGTGGATTTGGTCAGAACTCATAGCCTGTGATCCATACGCTTGCGGAGCCATCTGTGTCGTAGTAAATCGACTGAGCGTTAATCAAAGGAAGGCCTGAAAACGGCATATTCAAACCAGCCACAGAAACAACGCCGCACCATTTGCGGGCTAGTCCATTGGCATCGGCGTAAAGACTTGCGTTGGAGCCTGTAGAGCCTTTGCCAAAATTGCCATCAACAGTGATCGCATTACGAGGGACGATCGATGAAATCGAAATCAGCGATTTGACAGAAGATGTACCGTTTGACAGTGCGCTTGTTTCGTCGATGTAAACGTGGCGACCAAAGACAAGGCATCTCTTGAATTGGCGGGACGAGTTTGTCGGGACAACAGCGATAAGGGCTGAGTGAGTGAATCCAGAAGGAAGGCCAGTAAAACTGAACGTGTTCCCGGCCACAATAGACGTAGCATCAACGGCCATAAGGGCAGACGTTGCTGTAGTCGGGTTGTGGATGACATACATCGCCAAGAATCCACTGATAGGCGCAGACCCGACATTCATGCCACCAGCGCCAACCGTCGTAATGTCAATGTTCGCCGTGACACTGGACAACATGATCGAAGATTGGCCAGAGTGAGAGCCTACAGACAACTGGTCGGCAGTGAATGTCCCGGTGGTTGATGCTGCATTGGCGTACAACTTGGCGCGAAACGAAGCCCCGGCGATAGGGGCAGAAGCGCCAATTGCCAGCGACACAACGCTAGGTACAGAATTCAAAGCGGTGAGCGATGTAATATCATTGTTCGCGCCAGATTGAGCCGCTTGCATTGCAGTTCGCGAAGCAGCAAGCGTAGTGGCACTGACAACCGGAGACATTGCCGCGCTGATGATCGAATCATCGATTGTCGATGCTGAATCAATCACAACACCATAACGGTTTTTGACGATCATTGAAAAATCGTCAGCGTCAACAAAAGCCCGAGCCCGGGTTACACCGTTGACGATGTACCCGTTTGAAGTACGCAAAGGCTGTGCGGCAGGCTGAGTACCCGCCTCATCCCAATACACCGTGATCTGATTGGTTTCAGCATTTGCGCCAGCCGTGCCGACAAACACATAACCAGCATCCAACGCATCACCGTTGGCATCGAGAAAAAACGGGTTCGGGGCTTGTAGCTTTTTCATCAGAATTTCCCGGTAGATTGCTGGGTGGGTTGCAGGGCTTCGCGTACACGATTACGCACCTCTGCTGTTTTGGCGTACTTCGCAGCAGCACGCGCCGCAGTAATGGCAGGGGCAGGGAATCCTGTTACAAGATATGTTGCAAGCATATCCATCGCATTCAAAACCGCGTTTGCCGTGCCTGATGGGTTTGTCGTGCCGGGGGGAGCATCAAACGCATCAGATGCGATCTGACCAAGATCGCGCAGCATCTGTGCTTGACGCTTGCCGAAGATCGAATCAAGCCGCCCATCAGCGTCGAATTCCTCAATCTTCTTGTTGATGGCAGCCTGAGAAATGGTGCGCTGATCGTTCGTGTCACGATTGCGCGTCATGCCAGCGTCTGCGATTTCTTCAATCGTCCGCGCCTTGATGGTGTTCCATGCCTTTTTACCCTCATCCCCGCTTTTCAGCAGAGTGGCGCGGAACTTGTTCATTTCATCGAGCGATGCCGAATACATCACGCGCTTGAATACGTCCTCGACCGCCACCTTCCGCTCAGTCGTGCCCTTCTTATTCGACAGAAGCATTTTCGTGAGGCCGGTATTGTCGAACTCGCGCCCGTACTGAGTGCGAAGCTGGCGGGCTCGCATCAAAAGAGGCGTATCAACGACAGACTGCGCCTCATCAACCGCGCCTTTCAGCGCAGCACCCGCGAACGATTGCGGACCATCTTCCCACTTGGTTTGCTGGCCGATGAATTGACGCAAGGTTTCGGTGTCGCGGAATGTCGGAGTGCCCGGCACGATATTGCCCACCTCATCTTCGCCCACAACACCCAGTCGCAATGCTTCGCGCCGAATGTCGGTGATGTTCGGGGCTGTGCCTTGTCGGGAAACGAACTCGTTCAGTCGGTTAGCGAGCGCATCGGTGGCAATCGGCTGATCCATCTCGCCCGCATCATCTGCGGCTTGGTACGCCTGATTGATCTTGCGCTTTTCCACCATCATGCGATTGCGCAACGGGCGATCAATGGCCATGCCAAGTGCGCGATCCTGTGTTTGGCCGGGCTCGAAAGCCTCAGCCACATGCGATAGGTTCGCATACACGTTTTGCGTGATGTTGGACATGCGCTCACGAATCGGGGCACCTTCCTCCGCACGCTTTGCCACAGCCCGCTCAAACTCCTGCTGGCCGTGCTCGCGCGTCAACATGCCCTTGGTGAGCCCTGATTCACCCGTGAACGGCACAGGCATGGATTCAGCACGTTCGCGCCGAATTGTTGCCGCCGGAGTCTCCGCAGCACCCACCGATTGCCCCGCGCCGAAGCCCGGAACACGCTCAACCACAGATTCACGCACAGACTGCGCCGCACGCTGAATGGGCGCCGCCGCTTGCTGCACACGTTGCACCGCAGCAGGAACCGCAGCGCGAGCCATTGCCTGACCCTGCGCAGCCACAGCGGGGGCCATCTCAGCAGCACGGCCAAACTGCACCATCGGGCCGAGTGCATCGAGTTTTGTGGCTTGCATCACTTCGCCTGCCGCTTGCAATTGCTGCTGCCCGGCTTCGGTTCGCGGCTGATACGTCATTGCCGTGGCGATTTCCTGAGCCTTGCCCGGAATGTCAACCTGGCCACCGCGCAACGTTTGCACAGCACCCGACACAGCGCCGCCCACAGTACCCGCCAAAGCAGCAGGAACAGCCGTAGCCATCGAAAGAGCGGCCTCGCCCGTGCCAATGGCTTGTTCGGCCAACGTGGGTTCAGGGCGCTTGGCGGTTGGCGCGCTTGGTTGCACTCGCTCCATCAGGTCTGCGCCGGTCTTGGCTTTGGAGCCCTCAAAATGGGCCCCGTAGCCGTCTGGAACGTCAATCAGCCCAGCCTTGATGTCTTTGCGGAAAGCCGCCATATCTTCCGGCGTCATCTTGCCGGTCATGTACGCATCAACCACAGACGTAGGGACGATGTTCCCGCCTTGGGCTTGCTTGGGAGCTTTGAGCGATTCGCCAGAAGGCAGCATGATCGCGCCCGAGTTCACATCCTGCTCAAAAGCCTTAGCGTCTTCCGGCGTCATCTTGCCGGTGCGATAGGCGTTCAGGATCGAAGCAATTTGCGGTTCTTGCTGGTCTTGACGCGAAGCCATTACACGCTGAAACGTCGATTCACCACCCGTCACGCGCTTAATGTAATTCCGAGTCACCGGCCCCCAATTGCTGCGGTCAGTGCCGCCGATGTATTCACCCACAGCCTGCGTCACATCGCCCTGATTGCGGGTCAAGCCCTCTTTCAACAGCAATGCCGCACCCTCTGCCGCATTTTGAGGCGACAGGTAAGGGTCAAACTTGTATTTCTTGAGGATGAGCTTTTGAGTTTCTGGGGTGATCTGGAAAACAGTACGCGCACCAGCCTCAGACACCTGATCGTTGTTCGACCGCTCGCCCTTGGTCACGATGCTGGACAGCAGGCCGGAAGGAAGACCGTGCTTCTGCTCTGCCTTCGCTGCAAGGTCAGCCCAAAACGGGTCTTTGTAGCTGTTCGGTGCGTCCGCCATCACTGACCCTCGGTTGCATACTTGCTGTAACGAGACATGGCAGACGCGGCGTTTTGCTTCTTGGTCATGCCGCCTCCGTTCTTCGCCCAAAACTCAGCCAGCGTGGTGCCAGCAGGAACGCGAACGCCACCAATCACAACGTCCTTTTTCGGCTTGCCCAAGAATCCCACCTCGTTGACCCATTGCGCCTTTGTGTCCTCAAACGCTGCTTCTGCGGCTTGGATGTTCGCTTGTGCACGGAGGAACTTTGCAAGGTACTTGGCGTCAGCGGTTTCGGGAGGGAAGCCCTTCATGACAAGTTCAACGTCTTTGTCTGTCGCTGGGCCAGGTGGAAGCGAACCCTGAGCCAGTTTGTTGCGCAGCGCAACGTATTCGGTGCGAGCCTGACTCATGGCGTCTTGATTACCCGTTGACTTCGCCCACCATTCGGCCATGCCGCCAAACGCTCCATAACCGCCACCAAGGGCCTCAAGTCGCCCGGCTAGGTCATTGGACCGTGCTGCGCTTTGATTGGCTGTAACCGCCCCGATAGCCGATTCATTGACGATCTTTTGCGACGACTCAGGCAACGGCTTTTGCCCGTAGTCCATCAGCTTCATCTCGACTTCGCTTTGCAGCCGGTCACGGTCAAGACCGTAACGGTTCGCGCGATCTTCAATCTGGCTTTTCAGGTTCGCAATCGTCCACGGTGTAGTGGCGCGAACCTCTGCCGCTTTTGCGCGGTTCAAGTCTGTTGTGGCCTCAGTGGATGCAATTTCAGACGGCTGTGCGTTGACCTTCAGAACCGAATCAATCGCCTCTTTGCCGCCCGGCACAACGGCCATCTGCGTCATGATGCTGGAAGCCGCAGCGTTCGGGGCAACATCAACCGTGCGAACCATGCCCTCAAAATAGCGGGCTAGCTGCTCATTGCCACCATTTCGGGCGGCGTCTGCCTTTTGCTGGAAGATGCCCTTTGCCGTGTCGAATTGCCCCGACTTGATCGCAGCAAGTGCCTGAGCGCCGAACGACAATTCTGCTTGCTGCGCTTGCTTGGGCAGTTGGTCGAATGTCGATTGCATGGCCTTGATTTGCTCAGGCGGCAGGGTCTGCTGATACCGCATCACATCGGCAAGGTTTGGCGATTCATCGCGGGCGATCTTGTCATAGAACTCGCTTTGAATGCGCTGATTTTCAGCCTGCTGCGCTGCCAATGCCTGCGCTTGCTGCTCCTCTGCCTGACGCTTGCGCTGTGCCTCATTGAGCGCAAAACCACGCTCAAAGCCAGCCCATGCTTGCTGCCCCATGTCAGGGGCTTGGATCATGTAGTTGAATGCTGCCATCAGAAGCCCCCGAACTGGACATTGCCGAGTGCGTTGTAATTTGCAACGGACGATGCGCTAGGCGTGATCGAAGAACCAAATGCACCAGACCCGGCCAATGTGCCAAATGCGTTTGTGATGCCTCCGATCAGGTTCACGTTAGCCTGACCCTTCGCCAAAGCAGCGCCAGCATTGGCAGAGCCGATGTTGCCGAGAGACTGGTTAATCATGCCGGTCGTGGTCAGCCCAGCATTGCCAACACCAGCCGCCGCGTTCTGGCCAAGGCTGGTCATTCCGCCGAGCTTGTTGTATTGGCTCTCGATCAGTTGATTCAACAATGCTGGGCGGAACTGAGCCAGTGCGCCCTGAGTGTTCCCACCGCGAATCCCACCAGTTGCCGAAGCGTTCTGCAAAATGGCGTTTTCGCCCTGCTGCTGCAATGCGCTGAACTGCGACGAGTTTTGAATGTCGTTGATTGACGCTTGTTGAGCTTCACGACCAAGCAACCCCAAAAGCGATTGCTGCTCGACCGAAGCCATATTGCCCGCAGTGACATACGGGCTCATCAGTTGGCGAATTTCGTCGAACTGCCGACGCGATTCCTCAATCTGCAACTCAGCGGCTTGAACCTCAGCAGAAGCCGCAGACTTCGCCGCCTTCTTCTGCGCATTGGAGGACATAACACCCCCAACGAGCGACCCGCCGACTACTGCTGCTGCAATGCACATATACGCTTCTCCATCACCACATCATCGGGTGCATACCCGAGTTTTTGCAGAACATCAAAAAGACCACCCTTGGGCGTCACCGGCCAGCCGACAACGACAATCCCGCGCTCCTCAAAATCCTTTTCCATCATCGCAATGAAGCTGCGAATGTAGGCGCGGGCATGAGGGCGAATGTAGAACGTGTCCACGTTGGCGCATTTCACGGGGGCATGGTGCAAACTGCGATACAGCACAACCAACGAATAGCCATGAACCTGACCAGCATCGTCACGAATGGTGAAAGCCGCCAAAGAATCGTTGTCAGCAAGGAAAAGGTATTGATCCTTGTCCGGCTGAATGGCAAAACCACGCTCACCGTGAAACGAGCATGTGTCCTTCTTGATTTCGCTGCACTCATCCCACGATTCCTGCCCCAATGGGCGCAGTTCGTCAAACAGTTCGGGGGTAAGGCGCTCAATGCCGAGATTCATGGTGCAACATTTCCCAATGCGCCCGCTGGTCGGCTAATCTCAGCGGTCACAATCTAACACACGATGCCACATCAGGCAATTACACGGCCCGTCACATCGAGAACAAGCGTATTTGCCGCACTTGCCAAGGTGGACAGCTTCTCGTTCTGATACAGCACTTTCCCCATCAATTCGGGGCAGTGGTACGTTTGACCGGGAGCCAATACCCGACCATTCAGAACCTTGTTATCAGCACCAGCCGCGACAGAAATCGGCAGCAGGTTCGCCGAAAACGTCGCATCACTTGCGCCAACGTTCGTTACCGTGCATGTATCAATCAAGACAGTGCCCGGTGCCGTGTATTGGTCGGTCTGCGAGTTCTCGACGTACTTTGCTTTGACGATGCGGATTACGGTTGCCATATGTCACCACGCTGGAATGTATCGGGTTGTGCCATTGTCGTTGATGCGAACCCATTTTGTAGGATTGCCCGCGACAGGTGAATTTGTGAGCGTGCCCACACTAGCCCCCGCGCCATTGGTCAGGGTTGTGATCGAATCAATCAGCCGCCCGGTGTTGTTGATGGCGGTGGCCTGCTCGATGTGCATACGAACCGCAATGATGCCGGTTGACGCATGGACGCGAACAACCGCAGCGACGGGGGTCGTAATCGCCGGAGTCGTGGGCTGAACCTTTGTCCATCCGCCCGCGGTGGTAGGCGAGAAATACAGATTGTCGCCCTCTAGCCATGTCTCACCATATGGCGTGCCGGTGGTGTTCATGCTGCGCACCATGCCGAACGTGGTGATGTACCCAAATTCCCCCGTCGCAATATCCTGAGTCGCCACGCCCATCATGTAATCACGCGGGGATGCACCTGAGGCCACAGCTTTGGTGAATTTCAGCTTTCCGGAAGCGCCCACAGCACCGGAAAACATGACCGTAGTGCCGTTCGTGATAGCGCCGCCGCTGTCGTTTTTGGCGTAATACATGAGTTCTTGCCCGACCTGCAACACAGAGCCGCCAAGCAATCCAACATCCATCGTCCCGTCGCCAGAGTTCCACTGAACCCTATAGGACTGTGCGACATGCGGGCCATTTGGGTCTAGGTCGATGTAATCCGTGACCACTGGCAGGTTTTTCGGTGCAATCGGCGCAGACGCAAGCGCATCCAAAGCATCGGCAATCCGCGACAGTTCGGCCTTGACTGACAGCGCATTGATGTAAGCGAGTGCCGCGTCTGTTTCCGCCTTGTCTGCTGCGTCTTGAAGGGCGCTCAGGTCTGCCGGGGTCGTGTCCGTGACCATGCGGAACAGCGATTCAAGAAAGCGGGTCATCCGCTCATCGCCGTTCGTCAGTTTGGCAATGTCAACCCGCGTGACTTTGGGAATGTCGGCCATCAATACACCAGCCCTTCAACCTGCAATTCCAATCGCAGGAACGAGGCATGTGCCCGTGAGTCACCCGTGAACCGCATCACCCGCCAATTGCGCCACATCCCGCATTGGAACCAGCACAGACGCTTTGCACGCTCGCCCATTTTCCCGGCCTTGATGTATCGGGGAGTGCTCCACAGTTCACCGTCATTGCTGTACGCCATGCCGATCTGAGGATCATCAGAAGGCGCAGCGTGGCCGCTCAGGGGCACCAGCTCAGTCTGGTGAACAATCGCGCCTTTTCCCTCGTTGTATAGGGTCGTGGTGCCAAATTCCCACCGGACATGATCGCCCCAATGAGATGAAACGGTATCGCTCAGATAACCATGAATGCCCGTGGTCGGGTCGCCTGCGTGCCACTTGTCATAGACCCACACATGGCCTTTTGCACGGTACTCAGAGTGCCCCACCATTGCAGAGGTCAGCGTGAACCAGACAAACTCACCCACGGCTTTAGAGGCGTTGAGGTCATACACCACGCACCGATCAGGCAAGTGAATGTAGAGATGCAGATTAGATGCGTCTTGCTTTGCCTCAAGCACAACACCGCTCAATTGAGACTCGGTGTACGTTGACAGCAGATTGTCAATTTCCTGCGTGCTGATCTTCTCGACCGAACCAGAAGCCCCGAGATACACGGCAGGCGGTTCGTTTCGACCAGACCCAAGGAAAGCCAGCACATCAGAGAACAGGCACACCGAATGAGTGCCAATCGCGCCCTTTGGAATCTGCGCACCCTCAACACGCGAGAACGGGAAACCCTCCCCGCCCACGTTGGAGAAGATTTCGACGGTGTGCCGGTTTACCGCGTACACCTCGCCCCGCAGCTTTTTGAGAGCCACCACGGGATCAGGGTCAACTTCCGAAGAACCGTACTTCAACGGGTTGACCTGCGTCGGGTCGGTCAGTTCAGTGACGATCAGATAACTGCCGTCAGTCGTCATGTGGTAGCCGTCTACCCAGATGTGATCGACAACCGTGCCAAGGTCGGCGTCCGTTACCTGAGTCAGCACCGATCCAGACCAGTAGTAGAACCGGCCACCAGATGACACCGCGAGCCTATCAAAAGAGTAGTCGAACGAACACCACCCACCTGAGCCCACATCACCCAAAACGGCGATAGTGCCCGCTGCATTGATCGAGACAAGTTTGGTTCCCTGCACCCGATAGTGCACGCCATTCCACTCAATCCCGCCACGATCCACACCCACACCGGCACCCTGCGAAACCAGACCATAGCCGGGGCGCAAATACCCGTTACTGATCCCGCTTTTTGTTGGAACGGGGATCAGGTTCACGGGGTATGCCGTGCGCACTTGGGCTGTGCTGTCAGCGTAGATACCGGAGAGGATGGGAATTTGCATGGCTGATTATCGCTGCATGGTCAGCCCAGGGCCCGGATGGCTCTGAACAGCACATCGACCTGATCGGCAATGTCCGGGTATCCGACCGTCTGGCTCGGATGGTTGGTGTTGGCCCACATGCCCAAAACCGCCGCCTCGTTGTATTGGCCCCAACGGGCACCCAGGTCGAGGAACGGCACACCCAGAGCTGTGGCGACCTCTGCGGCCTTTGCCGCGTAGGTCTGGTATTGGCCGTTGAGCCCCTGCGTTGTGCCGTTGCTGGGGCTCGCCATGATGACCGCATCACCGACCTCAAGTTGTCGAGACACAGCGGAATTGAGTTGGCTTCCGTATGTCGCCAGCGGGGTGCTGTTGTTGCTGTCGTTGATCGTGAGGCAGAACAGCGCCATGTGTGAGGCGAAGGCGGTGAGTGCGTTGTACGAACTCCAGGGCTTTGATGCCTCCGCAATGTCTGCCGTGCGCTTGCCGTACTTGCCCATCGGTCGCACCAGCAGTTCAGCCTCGGTGCTCACGGACCATTCGATTGCGGTCACATAGAAATTGCCAACGGTCGGGCCGGTGACGTTGATCGTGTGATATCCGTATGTCGTAGAAATATCGACATAGGCCATCGATTCAGTTGCGTTGCCCCCCACCATTGTTGCGAGAGCCGCGCCGCCGTCGATGTTCACCGTTGCCGTTCCGGCAGTCGAGTATTTTGTGAACCAGATTCGAGCCCGGTCGAATTTGACCTCAGGCGTGACGGCCAGCGATCCGGTCGCGTTGAGGTCGCCCTTGAAATACAGCCCGCCGATGCCGCCAGTGTCGAGGCCGTTCACTTGCAGGCCGCCCGATGCCGCCGACCAGCCGGTGCCGTACACCACGCGGGTGTCGTACAGCGGATACGCCACCGGGCTGTTCTGGTCGCCGTAGATGCCAGCGATGCGGGTTTTGTTGTGCAAGCTGCGCTTCAGAAGGCGGGACAGCACAACAGGCCACGACCAGACGCGGGCGCCGTCGCTCACTGTAGTGTGGCCCATCACATTGCTGTCGCCGTTAATGCTGATGAACGTGTCGGCAGTGCCTGCAATCGTTGCCGCTAGCGCCGTTCGGAAACGCAGCGTGTTGGCCTCAGTCAGTCCGGTAATGCTGACCCCGCTGGCAACAGCAGCAGATGGAGCCAGCTCAAACGCCGCCCGCAGATCCGCCTTTTGCGCTTTACTCGGGCTCGCCCCGTTCACAGTCACTGCCATGATTCACCTCAATTGAAAACGATGGGGTAGCCGTCGATCAGCAGATCGAAGCCATCGATTTGCAGACGGGTTTCAGAGATGACCTGTCGCACGGCCAAAGCAACACCAGTAAGCCCGATCTGAAGCATCAGCAACCCCGCGCGATGATGACGTTTG